AGTACAAGGCGGACGATGGCCGGCCTACTGTGTTCGCTTGGGAGACTTCCAGCGTGTCCAAGGTGCATCCGGTCCTTGAGTCGTTCAAGCAGGCCGTGAACGGCGATGAGTCCGTATTTCGGCATGACGGTTGCCCGACGACGAAGATTCACATCTTGAATGCCATTGTCCGGGCTCGCACCGGGCAGCGGTACATCTTGGGTAAGCCCAACGAAAACCAGAAGATCGACCAAGCAATGTCCTCCATCCTCTGCTATGAGGCGTGGTCAGACGCGCTCGTAGCCGAAGAGTTCACAGATGACCAGGTTGATTCCCGCATGTTCGTTTTCAGATAGGAGGCTGTCGTGGCTTTGAGTCCTGAGCAGGCTGCCCTTGTCAAGAAACTGAACTCCCAGTTGGATGCTTTGTCGCGTGAGGATGAGCGGCTGGGGAAGTATTACCAGGGCGCTCAGCGGTTGGAGCATATTGGGTTGGCTGTTCCGCCTGAGTTGCGCCGGTTTGAGATGTGCGCGAACTGGTCCCGTGTGACTGTTGATTCGATTGAGCAGCGGCAGCGGGTGAAGACGTTCATGCTTCCGGGCGAGGATAAGGCGTCTACTGTTCTGCGTGAGCATTGGGACGCGAACAACCTTGACTCTGAGTCGCGGCTGTTGCACCGGGACACCCTCATTTATGGGCGCGGGTTCGTGTGCGTTGGGTCTAACGCCGAGGATAAGGACCATCCGCTTATCACGGTTGAATCTCCCCGTGAGATGACCGCGATTGTGGATCCCAGGAGCCGTAGGATCGCTTCTGCGCTCCGTGTTTACGGCGGGACGGTCGATGACCCGACGCCGCAATTTGCGACCCTGTACGAGCCGAACCAGACGACTTGGCTTGTGAAGCAGGCGGGCGGCTGGGACGTTGACAAGGACTATGCGCCTGACGTGCATAACCTTGGCCGGGTTCCGATTGTGATGTTCCTGAACAGGCGCCGCACTGGTTCGTGGACTGGCGAGTCTGAGATGACGGACGTTATCCCGCTCGTGGATGCTGCGGCCCGTTCGCTGACCGGGTTGCAGTTGGCGGCTGAGACGATCATTGCGCCTAAACGGTACGTCCTTGGTGTGACTAAGGGTGACTTCGTGGATAGCGAGGGTAACCCGTTGCCGGCGTGGGAAGCGTACTTCGGTGCATTGTGGGCGAACCAGAACGCTAACGCCAAGGTGGGGCAGCTTCCTGGCGCCGACCTTGGGAACTTCCATAAGACGGTCGAGCATTACGGGCAACTGGTTTCGTCCGTTACCGGGCTGCCTTTGCGGTACTTGGGGCAGAACAGTGTGAACCCTGCCGCTGAGGGTGCTATCCGTGCTGATGAGTCGCGTCTCGTGCTGAACGTTGAGGCTAAGAACGACAACAACGGCGACGGCTGGGCGTGGGTGCAGGGTATCGCTGAGCGGTTCCGGACTGGCGCATGGCCCCTGGCTAACCAGATCAAAACTGAATGGCACGACGCCGGCACCCCGACGTTCGCGCAGAAGGCCGACGCGCTGACCAAGCTGTACGCCAACGGTTCCGGCGTTATCCCCCGTGAAGGCGTCTGGGATGAGCTCGGCTACGACGAGGCCAAGAAGGACACCCTTCGCGGCTACTTCGATACCGAGGCCCAGGACCCGTACCTCGCAAGGTTGGACACTAAGGGGGCTGTGAGTGGTGCAGCAGCTTCAACAGTTACCGGAGGCGGCGCTTAGTTATTCGGCGTTTCAGCGTGCCGAGATTCAGGCGGCGCTTGCTGCCACGTCTCGCCTGTGGCGTCGGATGGGCTCGGATTTTGATGCGTCTTACGCGAAGATCGAGCCGCAGCTTTTGGCGGTGTTGTTCACTGCTCAGGAGCGGGTTGCTGACGGCGGCTTGGCGTATATCCCTGACGCGCTCGGGGACGCCGCGCCGGATCCAGTGTATGCGTCTACCGGTTCCCGGTTCGTTGGTGTGGCTGGTGACGGGATGCCGGTAGCGTCGATGGCTTACGGGGCTGTGATCCATGCTAAGCAGGCTGTTGCTGCCGGGATGGAGCAGGGCGCGGCGCTGGCGAACGCGGGCAGGTTCCTGAACTTGTCTGCCGGCACGATGCTCTCTGATACGGGGCGCGCTGCTGAGAAGGTTTCCGGCGGCGCTCACCGCGTCAGGCACTTTACCCGGATGCTGAACCCGCCGTCGTGTGGGCGCTGCGTTGTGTTGGCTGGCAAGATGTCCAGCCATAGCGAGGCGTTCGACCGTCACCCCGGCTGCGACTGCCGGAACGTGCCCGCCGCTGAGGATACCGGCGACGACGCACGGACTAACACACGCGACTACCTGTCCGGCCTGTCTGAGGCTGAGCAGGACCGCGCACTCGGGTCTAAAGCTAACGGGCAGGCATTCCGTGACGGCGCCGACATGAACCAGCTAATCAACGCTTACCGGAAGTCCGGGGCGGTGAGGCCGGCGCAGATCCACGGCGTCAACATCAAGTACACCCGCGAAGGCACAACCCGCCGAGGGCGCGCCTACTGGCAGATGTCCCAAGCGCAGTACATCAAAGAGCAAGGCGTCTTCAAGAACGGCAGCAAGTACACCCGCCTGAAGTCGCCGCGCTTGATGCCCGAATCTATTTACTCAATCGCCAAGGACCAGGAAGACGCCAAGCGCCTCTTGAAGCTCTACGGCTGGGTCGTTTAGGCCCCCAAGTTTCCCGCCGCGCCGCGGTGGGTTTTCGAGGCCCCGCATGGGGCCTTATTCCATGTCAACCCACCAAGGCCGCACGGCTGAGGGAAACCCGCACGGGAGATATACAGATGAGCGAAACCGCAGTTACGGCGCCGGCAGCACAGCCCGCGCCTGTGCCCACCGAGCCCGGAACCGATGCGCCTACACAGGAAGCTCCTGCACAGGAGACGGACTGGAAGGCTGAGGCCCGCAAGTGGGAAGACCGCGCCAAGGCTAACAAGTCAGCGGCCGAGAAGTTGGCAGAAATTGAAGAAGCCAGCAAGTCGGCAGAGCAGAAGGCGGCTGAACGCCTCGCCCTCGCAGAAAAGCGGGCGATTGAGCTTGAACAGAAAGCCGATCGCGCCGAAGTTGCAGCCGAGAAGGGCGTCCCTATCGGGCTCATTCACGGCAGCACTCGCGCTGAGATGGAAGCCGCGGCTGACGCGCTCATCGAATTTAGGGGTGCTTCCACTCCTGCAACCCCCAGGCCTGACCCTTCGCAGGGTGCGAAGGGCGGCGCTACCGCGCTCAACGGCGACCCGCTGTTGGACACGCTCAAAAACAAACTTGGGCTGAACTAGCCCCCATCTTTTAGGAGCATGACATGGCGATTACCGCCGCTACTAAGCTCTCTGATTTCTCCGGTTTCCTGAACCGTGAGCAGTCAGCAGCTATTTTCGAGCAGGCCGCGAAGACCTCTGTGGTTCAGCAGCTCGCACCCCGCGTTCAGCTCGGTGTAAACGGCCAGTCCATCCCGGTTGTGACCGGCAAGGTTCAGGCCGGCTGGGTCGCTGAAGGCGCCCAGAAGCCCGCGTCCAAGGGCTCGATGGCTCTGAAGACCATGGACCCGAAGAAGATCGCCGCTATCGCGGTTGTCTCCGCTGAAGTCCTCCGCGCTAACCCCGGCGGCTACGTTGACCTGATCCGCCCGCAGATCGCTGAGGCGTTCGCCGTGGCGTTCGACGCCGCCGCCCTGTACGGCACCGCTTCGCCGTTCTCCACGAACCTCTCCACCGGCTCTTCGGTGCAGGAGTTCACGGGCACCACCCCGGCTTTCACCGACGTGTACGGCGACCTCAACGCGGGCCTGTCCACCCTTGTGAACGCCGGCAAGAAGCTGACCGGCTGGGCTTTCGACAACCGCTTCGAGCCTGTCCTGAACGGCTCCAAGGACACCGCCAACCGGCCGCTGTTCGTGGAGTCCCCGTTCACCGAGACGAACGGTCCTGTCCGCGAAGGCCGGCTGCTGGGCCGCCAGGCGTTCATCGGTGACGGCATCTACGACGCCACCACGAAGACCTACGGGTTCGCTGGCGACTGGTCACAGGCCGCGTGGGGCGCCGTTGGCGGCATCTCGTACAACGTGTCCACCGAGGCGACCGTGACCATCAACGGCGTACTGACCTCTCTGTGGGAGAACAACCTGGTGGCGATCCTGGCTGAGGCTGAATACGGCTTCCTCGTCAACGATCCTTCCAGCTTCGTCCGCTTCGCCAACAACGCCTAGGAGTAACCGTGGCTATCAAGAAGGCAACCACGACTGACGACCTGAATAAGGAAGCACAGCCGGTAGTCGATGGCTACACGGAACTCGTCGGCCCCGGCGGTCAGGTCACATCGGTACCGGATTCGATCCTTCAGGATCTCCTGGATTCCGGTTACAAGAAGAAGTAAGGGAGGGGTGCGGTCATGGCTTACGCGACCGTCAGTGACATAGAGGTTCGTTATGGCCGCACTCTCACCGCTTCGGAGTCGGGGCAGGTTGGTGCGTGGATTGGTGATCTTGAGGCGGAGATTCTTGAACGGATCCCGGCTATTGAGACTCTGATCCTTTTGGGCCGGCCCACGGTTCCGACGATTGCCCGCGTCATTGCGAATGCGATCATCCGGAAGCTTGATAACCCGAAGGGGCTCAAGTCGAGGACGGTTGCCATTGATGACTATTCGACTACTGAGCAGCCGTGGATTGATGGTTCGCCTGGTGGTGGTCCTGAGTTGTCGGATGAAGAGTGGGCGAAGCTGTTGCCGGGTTCGTCTGGTGATTCGTTCACGATCCGTCCGTATGGTGCGCCATGAGTGCTGAGGATGCCGTCACTGAGGGGCGGCGGCAGGCGGAAGCGCTCATGTTCGATTCGTGTGTGGCGGATCGTCCTGGCCCGCCTGCGACTGATCCGGATACGGGCGCAGTGTCTCCAAGCCTGACCCGCATCTATGAGGGTAAGTGCAAGGTTCAGCAGACCATCGCTCAATCGTCCAACCCGAATGCCGGCGGCCATTCGTTCACGGTGCAGTCTACGCGGTGGGATACGCCGGTTAGTGCTGGCCCGTTTGCTGTGAATGATGTGGTGACGATGACGGGGGCTGTTCTGGATCCGCAGTTGGTGGGGCGGGTGTATCGGGTTGTGGAGTTGTTCCATAAGTCGGGTGCGACGGCTCAGCGGGTGCGGGTGGAAGAGGTTAG